CTAATAAGGTCCTCAAAAACAGTATCTCTCCACGATGAACAGAATAACAAAACCGCCGCAGCCCAAAAAGCCGCGGCGGTTTTGTCTTTGAGGGCGCAGAACTATTACGGCGCGATTGTTCCCCAAAACATCCCTCCAAATTTTTCGAGACGCAAATGGTACGGTCGCCGCGTAAAATCTCAAGAAAATTCTGAATTTTATGTGCGAATCTCCTTGCAGCACCTCCGTTATAAGTTTAGACACTACTTATTGGCGCGGGATGGAGCAGCCCGGTAGCTCGTCAGGCTCATAACCTGAAGGTCGTAGGTTCAAATCCTACTCCCGCAACCAAGCCTATCGAACTTTTGTTCGCAAAGCCGCCCTTCGGGGCGGCTTTTGCGTATGTCATTGGGAACTTTGTCAAATCTCCCTCGATGCCTAGAAGGTGTACACCTTCCTCCACTTCCTCGACGCTAATGGTTTCGACTAGGACTCGCAAAATATCGCGCGCATGGATGACCAATTCGGGTTCTGTGAGAATCGTTTCCAGCTTTCTGACATGCGCCGCATAGACCTCCTCTAGGTCCGTCGGCAGCATCGGCCGGGCGTCTTCGATCTGCCGCTGTTGGGCCTGCAATTTGAGCTTACGCGCTTCGGCTTTCGACAGGGCTTCAATAAGGGCAGGACTGTTCACGCCCGCAAGGATTGCGTCGGTTCCATTACGGATTTCAGTCTCTACCGCGCGGAGCTGCCGGGTGACCGAAGCGCGGTCGGCCTGAAGCGACTGCGTCGCATCAGCGAGCGCCGTCGCATACTCCTCACGGAAACGCTTGAACGCATCCGAACCGAGCAGCGCGCGTTTCACGCCGCCCAAGACTACCTGTTCTGCCTCGTCCTTCAAGAGCCCTGTCATGCCGGTGCATTGGCTGGGCCCCTGTTCTTTGGCCGTTTTGCAGTAGTAGCGTTTGTGCACGGTGCCAGCGATCGTTAGCGGCCCACCGCATTTGGCGCAGCGCAGGAAGCCCGACAGAAGAAACTTGGGGCGGGGGCCGACGCCGCCGCTATTGGAGCCCCGTCGGGGTTTGACCTGAAAGCTGTCTTGGCGCGCTTTGACCCGCGCCCAGAGTTCATCGTCGACGACCCTTAGCTCCGGCACCTCCACGCGGATCCATTCCTCTTCCGGCCGCAGGCGGGAGACGCGCTTCTGTGTTTGAGGGTGTCGACGGTACTCAAGGCGATCCCATACCCTGACGCCGATATAGAGTTCGTTGTTCAGGATGCCTGTGCCGCGCTTGCGGTTGCCAAAGACGGTGTTCTGGCGCCAAGCTCTTCCGCTCGGGCTGGGGGTGCCTTCCTGGTTCAGTTGGTCGACGATCTTCTTGGGCGATATCCCCTCTGCAAACTCCGTTAGGATACGACGAACGATTTGCGCCTCGCTCTCATCAATGACAAGCGCGCCCTTGATCTTGTCGCCTCGTTCATCTCTGGGGATGACATAGCCGTAAGAACGGCCGCCGGCGCTTTTCCCCGCTGCCACGTTGCCCGCAAGTCCGCGATGCGCCTGTAGGGCGATGGATTTCAACAGGGCACCACTCATCAACGATTTCAGCCCCATGTTCAGCGCGTTCGCCTCGCCATCGATGATCGTCATGATCTTGACGTCATGAAAAGCGCAGAGCTTCTCTAGCTGAGCGCTGTGCTCACCGTCGCGGGTCAAACGCTCGATGTTCTCGGCCACCACGACCTCGACCATCCCGCCTTCGATCCCGCGCAGTAGTTCCTGATAACCGGGCCTGTGATCGCTATAGCCCGTGAGCTCCGCGTCGGTCAGGATGCGTTCGATGTGCCAGCCGTGCCGATCGGCGAACCGCTGACATTCTGAAATTTGGTCATCGAGCGATTTCTGAGTCTGCTTGTTGGTGGAGTAGCGGGCATAGACCCATGCGCGGGGGGCGGGTGAGGCGGCTCTTGGGGGCATAGAGGGGTCCTTATTGGGAAAAAGGCAAACTGGCAGATTGCCGCAGTTTACCATTGTGGTGAATTGACGCTACAAACTTTAAGCATTATACATAAATCGACATAGCAGGAAAATTGTACAAGGGTAACTACTTTGGAGGATATTGATAAATTGAAGGCGCACATAAAGGCTCAAGCAGTGAATTCCTTTCCAAGGGAACTCCTCGTGGACTTGATGAAGCGCTGCGAGCGGGCATATTTGGATACTTTTGCTGAAGTTGCCCATAGCGTCACTATTCTCCCAGAACAGCGTATTCATAAGCTGCGGCAGGAGCGCTGCTTTCGGATGGATTATGAACTGGCCAAGGCTGCGGAGAAATTTGATATTCCATACACAGCGAAGCCTTTGGCTGAAAACGATTGGCAGTACACATATGTAACGACTGGCGACTTTGGGGTGACCCAATCGTACGTACAGAGGATGGGCTGTCTGCCAAATTCGGCGAAGTTTCGGGACACCTTAGCAAAAGCTTCGAATATTCCTCAATTGCCACTTGAGGATGACGCTGAGATCTTCACGCCGCGTAAGTTTTACGCATTGTTTGCTCACAACCCAGTGGGCGCGGCCTTTGAAGAAGCAAAGCAGAAGCTAGGGTCCATACAGCTTTGCGTCCCTTATGGTTGCATGAAGAAGTATGCCTTAGAGGTGTCGATTGCGGAGCTTCTTGCAGAGTACCCTTCCGTTGCAAAACCGACTGTTGCAATCCCCGCTCCAACTTGGAAGAAGGCACCAAAACGCAAAAACACAGGTCCAGAATGAGCATCGCAGTGGGATTCGTTGGCGCTAGGTTGTCTCAAGCGCGTAGGGCTAGGATGATCACAGCCGCTGACTTGGCTGACATCGTGAATGTTAGCTCGCAGTCGATATCCAAGTATGAAAATGGACACCAAACACCTCGACGTGACGTGGTTGACCGTTTGGCATCCGTATTGCGGTTTCCTACGCAGTTCTTTTTTCGTCATGCGGATGAATTGGATAAAAAGCCTGTCTTTTTCCGTTCAAAGCTATCTGCGCAAACAATGGCTTTAGATAGGGCAAAAGTAAGGTTGGATTGGGCGAAGGAGGTTGTTGATTATTTGGGTGAGTTCTTCGACTTCCCAGAGTTGAACATCCCATATTCTGGCTTGGACCAAGCAGAACCGCTGAACATGACCCTCGATGACATTGAGGATTTGGCAAATTCTGTTCGCTCGTACTGGGGTGTGGCAAGTGGCCCAATGACTAACTGCTTAGCGCACATTGAAGAGTCTGGCATTCTCGTTTCTAGGATCCACGTCAGAGCCGAAAAAGTGGACGCGTTCTCGCAGTGGTCGGACAGGCTAGGTATACCCTTCATGGTTCTGTCACGGGACAAGGCTAGCGCTGTTAGGCAGCGCTTTGACGCTCTGCATGAGCTTTGCCACATCCTGATTCACAAGAATGTAACGGCCACTCAGCTCAACCAAAGGGCGACATACAAATTTCTGGAGAAGCAAGCGGACACGTTTGCAAGTTGTATGCTCTTGCCCGAAACCGATTTCCTTGATGAGCTGTATTCTCCAACTCTCGACGGTATGTTGAGTATGAAAGAGCGATGGGGTGTGTCTGTCGGGGCGATGATTATGCGCTGCAAGTCGTTAGATTTACTTGATGACCCGTCTGCAAGAAGGATGTGGATGAATTACACGCGCAGAGGTTGGCGCAAAGGCGAACCTTTCGACGGAAAGACAGAGAAAGAAACGCCATACCTGATTAAGCGAAGCTTTGAGATGCTGATCGAAGCGGGCGTGAAGACACAAGATGAAATAGCTTCGGACTTGCCTTATCCACTTGATGATTTGGAAGAAATTGCGGGCCTTGAACCTGGCACGCTAGGGGCAATGACCCGCGCCAGAGCTGAACCAAAGTTGAAGAGTAGCATGACTGTAGACGACAACGTCGTGGATCTTTTCAATAGGGCTAAGGTCTAGTTCTTAGCGCATCGCTTTCGTGGTGGGGACTTTGCCATCCTCAAGCGTCTTGTTTTTGACCTCCCTAGCTTGAGGCTCGTCCACAGATGACATCTCACGGGAGATGTGCCGCGCGAGAAGTACGATCATGCCTTCCAACGCGATGTCACAGGCCGATGGGGCTGGATCGCCGGTCTCTTGTTGGCGATCGGCGGCCCGGGTTGGGCGGCTGGTTGTGATCTGGTTCATACCAACGCCCTCAACGCCAGTGTTGTCAGTGCGATCAGCGAGAGGCCTATCGCTAGAGCTGGGGTAGCAATACAAAGCAGCCTGTCAAAAAGCGGCATTACGTGTCCTCCTGTCTGATTGGCGGTTGCACTTGTTCCGCAGCGGCTACGGCGAACGCAGCGGTGCCGCTGCACGGGTCTATGATGGCAGCAGTGTGCTCGATGCTTTGGTCTGCCATCACCAATTCGATGACTTCCCGCGGAGTGTGCACCGGGAGGATCAACTGCTTGAGCGCTGCGTGTAGGTTTCTGGTTGTCACGCGGTCTTTCCCTTCAGGGCTTCTGGCAGCCAGCTGTCGATCGCGGCAACCTCGGCGCGGCTGAGCCCCAAGGCTTCCTGCGTGCTGGCATCGTTGAACAGCTTTTCGAGCTCCTTGCGCTTCTCGCCGACCTTCAGCTTGGCGAAGCGTTCCATCTGATCCTCTCGCTCGTTGGTCACCACTAGTTCGCGCCAGATGCGATCAAGCGCCTCGGAGCGGCAGGCGTTAAACAGGCTTTCTGCTGTCGGTGTCCAGATGCTCCGCGGGGTGACGTCTAGTCGTTGCATCAGGGCGCGGTTGGCGGCGCTGGCAAAGGGGGCGTTCATGGTTCGGGCGAGCAGGGTGGTCAGCACCTGATTGCGATGCTTCTTGCCTTTGGCCATGAAGGCTTCGAACGCCGCGTCGAAGTCTTCCAAAGTCAATGTGACAGGTTCGTCGCCTTCGCCTGTCACACGCTCGTCGACGGTGACGCTATTGGCGACTTCAGGCAGGCTCAGTTGCTCTTCGGCACGGATGTTGAAGGGGCCAGAGAAACTCGGCATCTCGGCCCAAAGCTGGAAAGCCAACAGATCGAGGGCCAGTTCTGGCTGGGTGATCATCCGCGTCTGTAGTGCCAGCCGTTCGATGCGGCGCAAGTCCTCGATCCCGGCTTGGGTGATTGGCGCCTTCGGGGCGACCTTCTCGACCTCATCATCCCCAGTGCCGGGGTTTGATCCGGTTCGGGATTGGGCGGGAAGGTATGCGGAGCTGATCTCCAGCTTTCCATCGCGGTCCACCAGTACGAAGACGGTGGCGGCTTCTCGCTCTTCGTCCTTGTAATCGCCAAGCATTCTATGCTCGAGTGCGTCAAGCTCTGCCTTCTCGGGGTCGGTGAAGGTCTGCGTTTCGCCGAGCTCGCAAAGTTCTGCATGTCGGGTGGCGTCAGCCTCGGGCAGGTCGATGGGCTGGCGGTAAATCCGCGTCATGCCTTCGGTGTGCTGGTAGCCGACCCACGATTCAAAGACAGGTACGGCCCGGGCAAAACCCTCGCTTGCCTGAAGAACCTCGGCAGCCTTGATCAGCTTTGTTTCGAACAGCTGATGGATCAGTTCCGCGTTGTGCAGCCGGGATTGATCGCTGAACAGATCCTCGTCCAGCGTACCGCCTTCGGCCCGGTAAAGGTCCAGACCGATAAACTGCACGCGGCGATCTGATGAGGGCACGTTGCCTTCCATCAGCTGGTGACGCAGCCGATCTGCTGAATAGCGGTGCTCTGTCGCCAGCTTCAAAGCCTCAGCTTCACGCTCTGCACCGCCGGCCACGGTGAGCACCTGAGCGATGTCGAGGGTGATGTTTCCGGAACTTAGGGCATCGAGCGTGGAGGCCGACAAGCCAGCCAGCTTTAGGCGGCGCTGAACGTGCGCCCGGGTTTGGCCGAAAGCGGCTGCGATCTGATCGGCATTGCTGCCATGGTCAGCCATGGCGGCATAGGCGCGGATTTCGTCTGCCGGATGCAGCGGGCGCTGCGTGGCACCCTCTGACCCTGCCCAACTGCGTGCCAGTGCGGGGTCGGTGGTCGCGTTCACCGGGATTGCGTCGAAGTTGATGTCTGCGCTGTCGGCAAAATCGCTGCCCTGAGCCCGCAAGTGTTCCAGTGCGCGCAGCCGCCGGCCGCCAGCGACAACGCCCAACTTCCCCCCCTCGTCCAGCGCGTTGAGGTTCTGCATCAGGCCGTTGATCGACAGCGATTTCGCGAGCGCTGCGATGTCTTCGGGATCGTGAACTTGACGCGGATTGAAGGCATGCAGCGAGAGGTCATCAAGCGGCACGGTGCGGGTGGTCGACATGGGGGATTGGTCGGTCAATTGTCTTCTCCATCTATGCTTGGGGGGTAGTCGGGCGGGTTCGCAATGCGGAGCAAAACGTCCGCATGGCATGGCCTGTCGAGGGCACACCAGCAGGCGAGGTCTTTCCCAGCCAGTTCCGGCAATGTACGCCGGATGACCGCTCGCTTAGCGGCCATGCTTGCGCGAGTTTGCCCTTGCGGAATTCCCCAGTCTTCGCCGCGTAACCATCCCAAGAAGGCGTCGACAGCTGCGCCGCGCCCATCGCCGTATCCGACATCAGCTGCTGCGCGAAAATCGAACGGGTTACCCCACTTGGTAGGTCTGGCCACGACTGTCGCCCCATCCGGCTTCCGCCAGCCTTTAGAGCGTCTCAGTTGAATGCGCTTCGGCATGGCACCTTCGGAGTTTGCTGGGTCAATCATCAGCAAGCGCCGCAGTAGAGCGCGAGGTTCGGCGTGATTTGGATTTGCGCGATTGCGGTGCTCGCGGCGGTCGCAATACTGGCGACCAGCGAAGCGAGCAGCAGGGCAAACAGAATGACGCCGAGATAAGCAGGCCAGCGGCGGGACTGAACGCAGCGTGAGGGTTCGTGCAACCACGGTCCGCTGCCTTCCATCGCTCGGAGCCTCGCAAGGGTGTCGGTGTGCTGGTCTTGCTGCCGCTGTTCATCGCGCTGGACTGCCATCATTTCCTCCAATGCTTTAGTAAGGTCGGGGCGACTACGGCTGAGTGGGGCACTCATGCGGCTGTCTTCTCAAGGGTGTCGCGCAGAGTTCGTGCGCGGTGAGCGTCATCGCCGTTCCGATCCAGCAATAGGATCGTGTCGCAGGCAGTGATCACGGCGGCATCGGAATAGTGGCAGCAATCCGCGATAATGCCGCGGGCATGGGCGAGGTCGGCTTCATCCTTGGTCATCATGGGAACAATCCCTTCTGAGTGTTGTCGCCGGGGCGGATGATGGCGACGCTTTCGAGAATGAGGTGCGGGGCGCCGGTGCTTTCGGCCAGTTGGCTGGCTGCTTGGGCCGCATCATCAAATGTGCTGTAGCGCTGGCGCGGCTCGGTCCGGGCGCCGGGGCCGGCAGGTTTCCGGCAGATCATCCAGAAGCGCGCGAATTGGGGAAGCTCAGACATCACACCACCTCTTTTGGTGACGCGGCAACCGCAGCCGCATAGAGCGCGGTAGCTGGCGCTTTAGGGCAGGTGGCCTGCAAAACCACGGTGACTTCACCTGGATAGCTTTGGTGGATCACGGCATGACAGAGCTTACGGTCGCAGCGGTGGAGGCTGCGCCATTTCGCGATGTGGAAGCTGCCGTGCATCAGGCCGATCGGCTCATTCCGATGGGGTGCGCCAATGCTGAACCCAGCATCTTTCGCTGCGGCGATAGCGCTGTCGAGGTCAGGAAATGTGAGCTTCATGCCGCATCACCGCCGGTGCTCTGTGCCGCGTGGTGACGAATGCGGGCGAGGATACGCGGGGTGCGACTGTCGAAGTCTGCCAGTACCGGATTGAACGGTTTAGCCTTAACGATATGCGCTGGCGGGCCGAGGCGATCGAGGTCTACGCGCTTTCCGCGCTCGGCCATGAGGATGTCCCATGCGCAGGCAAGGATGGCGGGTCGCGTGTGAAAGTGTTCGGGGTTCGTGACAACCGCGTGGGCGGTTGAGCCGATATTTAACGATCTATTCATCAGTGCCTCTCCAATCAAAGTGGATAGGGGCACTTAATAGTCCAGTTAATCTGGACTGTAAATATAAAAATTCAGATTATATGGTTTTAACCAAGTGATCCGCTGGTGGTCTGTTGGGTTTGGGCGTGGTTTTTTGTTGGAGGGTGGGTGGTTTTTGGCCCGGGCTGTCCTTCTCTCGTGTGGGGTCGGAGATCGAAAGCGGCTCGTGGGTAAGCTTATTGACAACCGCCCTTGCTGTTCTCTTAATGTTCCAATTTGAGGCGGGGGGATATGAACAAATATTTTGTCAAATTTGCGACATCACTCATTCGAATCGGGGTGAACGTAAACTGGCTTCTTGATCCGGTTCACTCTCTAAAGATAGCTCTTCGAGGATCGGGAAAATAGAAAGCTGTACGTCAGCAGGTAATTGAGCGAACTCACCTGCCAGTATGAAGTTAAAGTCGATTCGATGTGCGCGGTACAGCCACCGCATCATACCAAGCTGCGGGTAGTTGCGGGCCTTCTCTGCGTTGTTCCATGCAGTTTGGCCACAGCCAGCTTCGGCTGCGGCGTCTTTTTGGCTGAGACCTGTAAGCATACGGGCCGCGCGCAGTCGCATTGCGCAAGCTTCCGGGCTATCATCGTTGATCAGCGCAAGGCGTTCTTTATCGAATAAGTACATGCGCTTGGTTTATCTGAGTTACAGAAAATGTGAATTTCTCTTATCTGGGTCTTTACGATCCAGATAAGCTGGACTAGTTTGCCCGTTATGACCAATGTTCCGAACATATGTGATGCTATTGGGCGGCGTGAGCTGGCTGAGCGCTTGGGAGTAGGGGTGACAGCAATTAGCAACGCCTCTGTTGCAGGTGTTTTTCCAGCGAGATGGTACGTCGTCATAAAGGCAGTCTGCGATGAGGCGAACCTGGAATGCCCTTATGAGCTCTTTACCTTCGTTCGTAGCGAACAAAGTCGCGAGCATGCGGCATGAGTTCGGGGGCCGCGCCTTCGCATAGCCAACGGATGCAAGCTCATCACGGGCGCAACTTTCTATCTCCATTCTGTCATCTACCCCGACCATGGGCCGACCTTGCGCCAGTTTGCGCGTTTGAAAAAGGAAACGAGGTTTCCAATGAATGACCGTCGCAAGCTGGTGAACGCGCAGATGGCCGCGCTAATTGATGGCACGTTTGGTTGTCTCGACGCCGCGGCAGAGACCATCAACGCGCGTACGGGCGGGGCAGTCAGCAAAGGCACGTTGTCTAAGCGTCTTTCCGGAAAGCTAGGATGGCCGGTTGAGGATGTTGCAGCGCTCGAGGATGCCGCTGGGCGCTATCCGGTCAGCCGTATGTTGGCACGGAGGATGGGTGCCAAAGGACCCACTGCATCAGCATGCCTTTATGCCGCTTCGGGCGTCGCTTCGAAAGAGGCTGGCGAGGCTATCTCGGCAGCACTGTCGGCGGCTCAATCCGCAGATGGAGACAGGACTGCAGCGATCCGAGAAGCGACTGAGGCAGAGGCTGCGCTGCGCCGGCTGCGTGAGGCGCTAGAGGCAGAAGAATGACATATAAGGCTCATACCGAAGATGCAGCGTTGTTTGGGGCTGTATCGGCGAGGGCTTCGCTCGTTCCGCAGGCTCCGGAGGGACATCGTTGCGATTCCCCCTCTGTTGAGCCGCGGTTCCGGGGTGGTGCGCAGCGTCTGGGGATGCGCACCGCCCCCTTCAATTTGCGCGGCAGGGCGTTTCATGCGCTTTCCCTCACCGATGGGGCGCGGTGTCGCGTAAAGCCCCGCTCGACGCCGAGCCAGCCTGTGGCGCGGCGTCGGGGTTTTCTTCCGGTTGAACTCGGGCGCGCGGCTGGCAACGGCTGCGCGCCCCTTTTTGTGGAGAACAGCTTGTGACCGAGCGTGGACAGATGGCTGTCGCCCAAGTGGTGCGCGACTTAAAGGATGTAGCGCCTGCGGCGCAATGCGGCGGTGTTCCTGCCCCGGAGGATGTAATCCGGACCGAATTTCTAGCGCCCGATCAGTTGATCGTCGACGGGCGCTATCAACGCATGATCTCGGAAGGTGGTCGGACGAAGATCCGCAAGCTTATTCGGGATTTCGATTGGGTGAAGTTCGGCGCTCTGATCGTCGCCGAGTTGGAGGCCGGGAACTATGCTGTCATCGACGGGCAGCATCGCGCGATAGCAGCTTCGGCGCTCCGCATTGCTTCGGTCCCCTGTATCGTTGTTCGCGCCAATGTAGTGGGACAGGCGGTGGCCTTTGTGGGCATCAATTCAACCCGCAGTTCTGTCGCCTCAATCGACAAGTTCCGAGCGCGGGTCACCGCAGGGGATGCCGAAGCAGTCTCCGTCGATGGCATTCTCAATGATCTCGGCATCAGCACTGATGTCGCCGCGGGGACGGCGCTTGCGCCGCACCAGACGCGCGCCGTGTCTAAACTGGAGCGTATCGTTAAGAAGCACGGGCGTGGCATTGCTTTTACCGTTTTGGAGATGCTGCGTGACGCTCAACCGGATCAAAAGAACCTGCTGACAGCATTCGCGATCGAGGTCACGTCCATCGTCGTGGCACGGGTCATCGAAAAGGGTGGCGATCTCGATCGGCTTCATGAGGTGCTGGTCCAAACGGATTTCGAAACTTTGAAGGACAATGCCAGCCACATGGTCAAGCTGACTGGCGGGCAAACCACACAGCGTGGCAGTGAGTTGCTGCTGCGGGACTTCAACAAAGGGCTGAGGAAGCCAGTGTGAGCGTTGCCGTGCGTCATATCGGGTCGTGCACGCTCTATCTAGGTGATGCGCTGGATGTTCTGTGGGACCTCGAGAGGCAGGCAGACCTGCTGGTCACTGATCCGCCTTACCGGCTGACCTCCGGCGGCAATCGTGTCGGTGCGATGAGCGGGAAGATGTCCGCTGCAAATTACGATAACGGCGGTTTGCTGATGGATGTCGTCGAATGGGGTGACATCGGCGGTCCGATCTACCGCGCCTTGGCACCGGATGCCGACGCCTATGTGATGTGCGACGACAAGAACCTGTTTGCCGCTCATGCGGGGTTTTTGGGCGCAGGGTTCCGGTTTCACAGTCTACTGACTTGGGACAAGATCGTTCCCACTCGAACGCGCTACTACATGAAAGACAGCGAGTTCACGCTCTACCTCTGGAAGGGCCGCGCCCGCGACATCTTCTATGGTGGCGAGAAGCGGATCACGCGCATGGCGCGCCCCAAGAATGCTGTTCATCCGACGCAGAAGCCAGTTGAGCTTATGGCGCGCTATATCTCCAATTCCAGCCGCGCCGGCGATCTGGTGCTCGATCCTTTCATGGGGTCCGGCACCACTCTGGTCGCAGCTGCCAATTTGGGTCGCCGTGCCATTGGGATCGAGAAGAATCCTGATCATTTTGAGGCGGCTTGTGCCCGCGTTCAGGCCGCTATGACGGAGGTCGGCTGATGGATGGTCGGTTGAGGTATAGATGCCTCGGGCTAAGCCGGGTTTTAAAGCATCTTGATTGCATCGGACAAAGCCGCCTTAACGGCCAGCCTCGACTTGGCCAGGAACTCCTTGCGGGTTGGTTCCTCGACCATAGAGATGTGCACATTCACGATGATCTGAGAGTTTGTGTCAGGATCGTCCAGGACCAGCGACGCAGTTCCTTTATCCGGTCGGATCATTTCGTTGGTTACTTCAAATCCCATGGCTCGATCTCCTCCAAATTAGGGTTCGGCGCGATAGGCCAAACGCCCGCTACAGTTCAGTCTTTGCGGAGGTCACCTGATGGTCGCCTATAATTTTCAGCTAGAAGACGCCCGCGCGATCATCTTCGGCATTAAGGCCAGCGTGATCAAGCCTCATGGCAAGCGGCCCCATGTGGCGGTCGGCGGCACTGTCCATGCATTTTGCGGCGCTGTGCCACCGCTCTGGATGAAGTCGCCGGAGTGCCACCGCCTGATTGTCGCGCCCTGTAGCCGCTCCGAAGAGATCGTCATCGAGGCTGACAAGGTAACCCTTGGCAATGCTGTGATGGTCACGCCGGATTGGTTTGAGACACTCGCGCGCGATGAGGGCTTTGGCGACTTCGGTTCGCTACAGGTCCACTATGACCGCCTCTATGGATTGCCTTTCCGGGGTCAGTACATCCGCTGGCGGCCCGACAGGGCGGAGTTCCGCGCCCAGTGGCCGCTGATCATTAAGCCGCCCGGTTCACCCGACAGCACAGAGCAGGCGGCGCAGCCTCCGTAAGAGGGGCGCGTCGTTCTGAAGACCAATCGGAATGGTTCGGCAGGCGGTTAACGCAGGCCGACAAGTAAGGCATAGGCACGGCGTTTCGTCGTGCCAACAGGCATGTGAGGACGGAACCTGTGGACCCAAGGCGCAAATACGACATCGAGCCGTCTCCATTCGAGGGAGAGCTGCGCGTGATCGCGCCAGAAGAGTGGCGCCAGCAGCGGTGGGGCTGGATGGAGAGCGTCCGCCGCGACAGCACCCTGAGCCCTATGGCCCGACTTGTCGCCGACACGTTGGTGCTGGAGTTCGCCAACCGCGAAACCCACCGGTGCGATCCGTCCCGGCGTCAGCTGGCTGACATTCACGGCTGTTCGGATGACACGATCAAGCGGGTGATCAAGGAGCTGGTCGACGCGGAATGGATCGTCGTTCTTGCGGGCCTCGGCCGGGGTCGAAGCACGCAATACGGCTTCCTCACACGGGCCAAGATCGTGCAGCTAAAAGGGGGCAAAAATGCCCCCCTAAAAGGGGGTAGGAATGCCCCCTTTCCTGTCTCGCAAAAGGGGGCAGATTTGCACGGAAAAGGGGGCAAATCTGCCTTCGTGCATAATATAGATAAACCACAGAAGAACCAAAGGGCGCAGGGTGCGAAGTTTTCGCCAAATCCGATGGTTCAGCGCGAGGCGCAAAATGCCGTCGCCAGATGGCGGGAAGGTCGGGCTGACGCGCTCGCCGATCTTCAGCCGTGGGTTATCGATCACATCATCGCTGCGAAGCTTCTCACCGATGCCGAACAGGCAGCGTCGGGACTGGGCTGAGAAAAAGGGAATGGGGCAAATGGATCAGATCACAACCACCGACAGCGCGCAGGAAGCCGCTGCGCCGCAGGAAACCAACCGGGCCCGGGTCCGCAGACTCTTCATCGATCCGCTGGTGAAAGACGGGATGCGGTTCAAGCATCACACCTCGGCTGAGGACCAACGCCGCAAGCTGGATCAGATGGCGGATGACCTCGGGTATCTCTCCGACGAGTCCCTGCGGGTGCTGGCTGCCTGCATGCGCACCAAGGGCGAAGGCACGAACAAGGTCTTCTGGCCCAGCCGGGTCAGCCTTCTGGGATTTGCTGAAGCTCGGGAGCGCATGCCGTTGCAGGATGTGCCGGGGCTGCGGTCGTGGTTCGTATCGGCAGCGGGTCGCAAGGCAGCAGCCGTGCCGGGGCGATTGATCGCTGAGTATGCGTTCTGGAAAAGCCACAAGCGCCCGCCGCTCGCCGATCGCGAATGGACAGGAATCAACGAGCGGGCTGCGGACTATGCGCGCCGGGTCGAACTGATCGAGGATCGCCAAGCGCGCGGGGTGCTGGTGACCGGCGAAGAGCGGAACTGGCTGCGGCGCTATCACGAAACCGAAGCCATGCTCCGCGGCTGGCTGGATGAGAAAGGCGCATGATGCAGATGGCACCACTGAAGACCGAGGCCATGGGCCGCGTCCGCAAGCCGATCTCGATCCAACGGCTGTTAGAATGGGCGTTCGCTGACGAGTGCGCTTCGATCGACTTTGAGGATGAAGGCACATTGGCTCCGGGTTATGGCCATGTTGGCAATGCGTGCCGCATCGCGCAGCACGGGCTGCTGGGCTGCAAGATCGATGGCGGTGGCAAATCATACCCGGATCATGATGCTGACATCGTTGCATCGGCAGTGGCCGTGCTGCCCGAGGGATGCGGTGGTCGACGCGTGGCGGTGCAGATCGCTGAGCTGGCGCGGGCGCGTGCTCTGCCAGAAGCCTATGTCGGAGCGGTCACGCGATGTGAACCAATCGGTTGGCGTGAGAATCAGAACGGCCGACGTGCTGTAACGGAAACGCTCGGGCAGGTAGCTGACTGTAGTGGGCGCAAGGTGAAGCGCCATGACATTCGGGTCTGTCCGGTGGTGTTCCGACCTGCTGCGGATCAGATCGCAGCCGCGCGTCGCAATTATTTACAGTGGTGGTCGGCGCTGCTGGAGCTTCGAGTTTGTCTGCAAATTCAAAATGATATGTCGCGTTGGAATGTGACGCATGAGCTGCCGGCACGGACACCATGGAAAAAAGGTCTTGCCGAATAATTCCGCCCCCCCTAGACATGACGCCAGCACCCCCAACGCGCCCGGCGAGGATCATCCTCTCCGGGCGCGTTGCGTTTGTGGGTGGCGGAGGTGTCGCATGGGTAGGCTCGCTGGTCGTGGCATGGGCTCGCGGATCGGTCGGACTGCCTCGCGCTTGAACGCGGACCCAAAGAAGCCTGTCAAAGCCGAAGGCCCGCGCCACACGTCGCACCGCTGGTATTCACTGGCCCGCTGGCGTCGCTTGCGCTGGTCGGTGCTCGAAGAGGCGCGCTTCACCTGCGCTTGGTGCAAACGGATCGAAGCGAACACATCAAAGCTGGTGGCTGACCATAAGCGCGCACATCGTGGCGATCCGGACCTGTTCTGGGATCGCCACAACCTTCAGTGCCTCTGCAAAGCCTGCCACGACAGCGAGAAGCAGCGGCAGGAGCGCCGAGGGGAGGGGGGGTAAAAGTCTGCCACCCCGCCAGAGCGGAAACCGGCAGCCCCATCATTCGGAGATTTTTTTCTGGTGGATCAGAGATTTGACTTGTTGGGTGACCCTATCCCTGAGGGGCGCGGGGGTCCGGGTCGAACCGGTCATATCGCCACTTCTAAAAATGCGAGCAAGATCAGAGCCTTGCTGGTCGCGGGTTTGAATAACTCCCAGATCGCTCGGGAACTGGGCATCAGCGTACCGACGCTGAGGAAGCATTATTTTCAAAGTGGGAAAATCAAGGCGAAGCTGGCGCGGGAGATGGCGATCGCAGAAATGCGCGCCCGCAACATCCTTCGCCTCGATGCCCAGGCGGATAAAGGCAGCGTCTCGGCCATGCGTGCACTGGAGCCGTTGCTGGAAAAGGCAGAGCGTGAGATCGCCGAGCGCGAGATGGGCAGTGACCAGCCGCGACAGCAATCGCCGGGGGTTAAACAGCGCCGCGAACTCATGGGCCATGAGGCCGATGATGAACTTGAGCGCGAGCTGAGCCAAGAATCGAGCCATGGACTGCACTGAGCCGCTGCCGCGGTTCGCCTGTCCGGATTGGTGGGAGCGGCTGCGCCGCCGTGAGACACCAATGGCTGATGTGCCGCTGAATGAGGCCAAGGCGCGCAAGGCGCTGGCTTTCTTCAACCGGCTTCGGTTGCCCGATGTCGCAGGCAACCCGCCGATGAGCGAGGCTTGCGGCGATTGGTTCCGCGATGTGCTGGTCGCCTTTCTGGCCAGCGAGGATCCGGAGACGAAGGAAAGGCTTGTTTGGGAACTGCTCTGCATGGTTCCAAAGAAGAGCTCGAAGACCACCTATAGCGCGGGGCTGGCCCTGACCGCGCTTTACATGAACGAGTCACCCAACGGTCAGATGCTGCTGATCGGGCCATCACAGAACATCTCGAACCGGCTTTTCGATCAGGCGCAGGGCATGATCCGTCTGGATGAGAAACTGGCCAAGGTCTTTCGGGTTCAGGATCACACTAAGACGATCACGCGCTACAAGACAGGCACGGAACTGGAGGTGAAGACCTTCGACACCTCGATCGTGACCGGGGAAATCCCGGTCATGACGATCATCGATGAGCTGCACGAACTCGGCAAGAAGAACGGCGCTCAGCAGGTGATGCAGCAGATCAGGGGCGGCGGGATCACCATGACAGGTGGTCAGCTGATGATGATCACCACCCAGTCCGATAAAGAGCCGGCGGGCATTTGGAAGGCCGAGATCGGCAAAGCCCGGGCGATCCGGGACGGTAAGGCAGGCTCGCGGCCGATCATGTTGCCGGTGCTCTATGAGTTTCCGGAAGCGTTGCAGAAAAAGGAGCGGTACTGGCGCAATCGCGAGAACTGGCCCCTGGTGCTGCCGAACCTCGGCCGCTCCATCAGTCAGCAGCGTCTGGAAGACGACTACACGAACAACGGGGCAATCAGCCCCGAGGCTGAACAGATTTGGATGAGCCAGCATCTCAACATCGAGATTGGCTTGGGTCTGCATTCTGAGCGTTGGATCGGCGCGGACCACTGGGCCGGGGCCGGGCGGCCGGAGATGACGCTCGATGAGATCATCGCCTCTTCCGAGGTATGTGTGGTCGGCCTCGATGGCGGCGGGCTGGACGATCTGCTGGGCGTCTCAGTGCTGGGGCGACACGCAGAAACCAAGCGTTGGATGCACTGGGGCCGGGCTTGGGCAGATCGCGGTGTGCTGACGCTGCGCAAGAGCATAGCGCCCGAACTGCATGAGCTGGTCGAGGCCGGTGATCTGACGCTGGTCGACAACCTCGACGCCGAGGCCAACCCCGAGATCGTGGCGATCTGCCATCGGCTACAAGAGGCGGGGCTGCTGCCAGAAGAAGACGGGATTGGGATGGACCCAGAAGGTGTGGCTTCGATCGTCGACGCGCTGATTGAGGCCGGGTTCGAGATCGAGGACATCCGGGCGATCAGCCAAGGCTACAAGCTGAACGCGGCGATCAAGGGAACGCCGGTCAAACTGAAGAACAAGACGCTGGTGCATTGCGACCAGCGGCTCATGCGGTGGTGTGTGGGCAATGCGAAGACAGAGACCCGCGGCAATGCCGTGCTGGTGACCAAGGCGCGCAGCGGTTCGGCAAAGATCGACCCGCTCATGGCGCTGTTCAACGCCGTGATGCTGATGAGCTGGAACCCAGTCGGGCACGGTGGGCCATCGGTTTACGAAGAGCGCGGCATTCTCACGTTTTAAGGCGGTGTTATGGGAATTCTAAATCTGTTCCGGCGCCCCGCCGCGGAGAGCAAGAAGGAGGTGCAGGCCAGCATGCCGGGTGGCGCTGTGTTCAGCGGTCTGGATGATCCAGCACTCTTGGAGTTCATGCGGACGGGCGGCGGCGGCATGACGGAATCCGGGGCGCATATCAACGCCAAGTCGGCGATGAAGAACACGACCATCCTGCGTTGCGTGTCGCTCATTGCCTTCAGCATCGGAATGCTGCCGCTGCACATGCAGCGCAAGGCGGACAAATCAAAGGCCAGCGATCACCCGCTGTTTCGGGTGCTGCACCGCAAGCCGAACGCGTGGCAGACCGCTTTCGAGTTCCGCAGTCTGATGCAGCAACGCGCACTGACGGATGGCGATGCCTTTGCGATGATCGTGCGCAGCGGCAACCGCGTGATGCAGCTTGTGCCAATAGCTGGGGATCGGGTGACGGTGAAGCAGCGCGACGATTGGGCGCTGGAGTATGTGGTGACGCGCGGCAGCCGCGGTCCCATCACGCTGCCGCAGTCCGAAGTGTTCCATCTGCGCTATGGGCTTTCGGATGACGGGATCACAGGCCTGTCGCTGGTCAAGCAGTCTGCCGAAGCCATTGGCTTGGCTCTACAGGCCGAGAAGTCCGCAGCCCGCATGTTCCGCAACGGGATGATCATCGGCGGCGCGCTGAGGCATAAAGAGAAGCTTTCGCCGGAAGCCTATGAGCGGCTCAAGGCCAGCATGAACGATGATGCGGGTGCTGAGAATGCGCATAAGTGGAAGATCCTCGAAGAGGGCATGGACCTCGTTCCAAACCAGCACCCCGGCAGAGACGGGCAGGGGTTGGAGAACCGAAAGCATCAGATCGAAGAAACAGCGCGCCCCTTCGGCGTCCCGCGTCCGCTCTTGGGCGTCGACGATACGTCATGGGGTTCGGGCATCGATGTGCTGGGGCAGTTCTTTGTCCGCTATGGCCTGAACCCTTGGTTCGAGGCGTGGCAGCAGGCGATCGAACGCTCGCTGCTGACCGAGCGCGAGGCCGACGAATATGAGGTCAAGTTCAACGCCGGCGCATTGCTGCGCGGGTCCATGAAAGATCAGGCGGAGTTCTTCGCTAAAGGGCTTGGCGCAGGCGGTCATACGCCATGGCTGCACCCCGAAGAGCCGCGCGAATGGATGGACCTCGAGCGCCGGAACGATCTGCCGGCTGCACTGGGCCAGCAGAAGATAGGAGGGCAGAATGAGCCTGCGTAAGCTACCCGAGATCAAAGCGTTCAAAGCCCTCTCCAATATGGAATGGCAACCGCGCACCGATGTGGTCGACCGCTGGAATGCGGGCATCCATGCTGCCACAAGCGATGAGGCATCGATTTCCATTCTCGGTGAGATTGGCGGCGGCGATTATGGCGACGGTGTCACGTCCAAGCGGATCGCCGGGGCGCTGCGCTCGATTGGCGAGCGCGACGTGCGGGTCGATATCAACAGCCCCGGCGGCGACTTCTTCGAAGGCGTTGCGATTTACAACATGCTGCGCGAACACAAGGCCAAGATCACGGTCAATGTGCTGGGCCTTGCCGCGTCTGCAGCCTCGGTGATCGCCATGGCCGGTGATGAAATCAAAGTGGCAAAGACCGGATTCCTTATGATCCACAACGCTTGGGGCATCACGATCGGCAATCGGCATGACATGCAGACCGCAGCGACGATGATGGAGCCCTTTGATCGGGCGATGCGGGATCTATACGCCGAGCGCTCCGGATCGAAAGCCGAAGACGTTGAGGCATGGATGGATGCCGAGACGTTCTTCACAGGTGAGGATGCGGTGAAGACTGGGCTTGCCGATGGGTATCTTTCCGATGCCGAGATCGAACAGGACAAGGACAATGGCAAACGTGCTTCTGCCATTGCCAAGATCGAGGCCAGTATGGCCGCACAGGGATTGTCCCGTCGGGAGCGCCGTAGCCTCCTCGCGGAACTGCAAGGGGGGGCTGACGTATCGCCCCCTGACGTCATGCCGAGCGCTGACATCATCGCCGCGCTTCGCGGCAACACCGAAAAACTGAAAATCTAAAGGGGTTTCAAATGAAACACTTCAAACAACCCGTTCGCGGGCTTGTCGGTGTGCGCGCTGATGCCAGCACCGATATCAAGGCCCTGATCGAGGAGCAGGGCAAAACCTTCGAGGCGTTCAAGGCCGCACACCAGAAGGAACTGGAAGACCTGAAAAAAGGCATGGGCGATGTGGTCCAGTCTGAGCAGGTTGACCGGATCAACACGAGCGTTGGCGAACTTCAGGCGGCCATTGATGCGGCCAACGTCCAGATCGCGGCAATGTCGCTGAGCGGCACCGGGCCGGATGCGGTGAAAGACGCGGAATACACCGAAGCCTTCCAGGCGCATTTCAGCAAGGGACAAGTTCAGGCCAACTTGAACAAAGGTGCCGATCCTGAAGGCGGGTTTCTGGCGCCGGTGGAATGGGATCGCACCATCACCGACAAGCTGGTGGAAGTCTCGGCCATGCGCTCGATCGCATCTGTGCAGAACATCTCGACGGCCGGGTTCACCAAGCTGTTCAACCTGCGCGGCACTGGCTCCGGCTGGATTGGCGAGGAAGAGGCGCGCCCGGAAACCAGCACGCCGACCTTTGGCTCGATGGTGATCACCCCCGGTGAAATCTACGCCAACCCCGGGGCGACGCAAGGCATGCTCGATGATGCCGCGGTCGATCTGGAAAGCTGGTTGGCCAATGAGGTTCAGACCGAGTTCGCCAAGCAGGAAGGTCTGGCCTTCGTCGCGGGCAATGGTGTCAACAAACCGAATGGTTTCCTGAGCTACGCGACCGGGGCCGCAAATGCCGGGGCGAACCCACTGGGTGCCATCGGTGTTGATCCTGCCGCAGCGACAACCGCCGTAACCGAGGATGAGCTCCTCGATCTTATCTATGGAACGCCGGCCAGCTACACCAATGGCGCGCGCTTTGTCATGAATCGGACCAGTTTGGGCAAAATCCGCAAACTGCGTGATGCTGATGGTCGCCAGTTGTGGCAGCCCTCCAGCGTTGCAGGTCAACCCTCGCAGCTGCTGGCATATCCGGTCACGGAAATGCCGGACATGCCCGACATGGCAGCCAACACCACGCCAATCGCCTTCGGCAACTTCGCCCGCGGCTATCTGATCGTCGATCGTACCGGCGTGCGCGTGTTGCGCGACCCGTTCACCGCAAAGCCCAAGGTGCTGTTTTACACCACGAAGCGCGTCGGCGGGGCTGTGGTCGATCCCAAAGCTATCCGCATCCTGCAAATGGATGACGGCGTCTAAGCCAATCGCCTCGGCCGCGATGGCCGGGGCTCCCCTCTCTCAATGGAGTTGAAAAGATGAGCGACGAGAAGAAACCGGTCCCGGAAGAGAAAAAGCCGACAGCGAAGGCGACGAAAAAACCGGGCCCCAAGGTCAGCATGACCGCCGCGCAGGCGAAGAAGCTCGGCCTCGATCCATTCCCCTACGGTGGGAAGTAAGCAATGACCCCCGTTCGCGTCACAGCGCCTGCCGCAATGCCCATCACGGTGCAGGAAGCCAAAGATCACACGATCATCGACTTTGCCGATGACGATGGTCTGGTTGAGCGGCTGATCAAGGCTGCGACAGACCACCTCGATGGCTTCACCGGTATCCTGGGCCGCTGTATCGTCAACCAGCAGTGGCGCCAGGAATATCAAGGCTGGGCATCCTGTCTGCGTCTGCCGTTTCCGAATGTCTCGGCGGTTCAGGTGGAATACACTGACGTGGAGGGGGCAACTCAGACGGTGTCTGCTACCGACTATCAGGTCATTACCGATCCGCGCGGCGTGCAGGTTCAATTTTTGGGTGGCTTCTCAGCGTCATCGCTCGGGCGGTCGTTGACGCCAATTCAGGTCACCTTCACGGCGGGTTACGGCGCGCCCGATGACGTGCCTTGGGATATTAAGGCTGCGATCTGCATGTTGGTGGCGCATTGGTATGAACAGCGTTCAGGGGCCTCAGAGAAAGAGCAGCGGCCCATGCCCTTCGCTGTCGATGTGCTGCTTGGCAAACACCGCTGGGTGTTGCTGTGATCGATCTGCTGGCATTTGACGCTCCGGCAGATACCGAGCCCGACGGACTGGGCGGCACAAAGCCTCTTTGGGCGGAGCAGTTCCAGCGGCGCGTGACGATCATTTACCTACGCGGCGGAGAGGCTGTCGAAGGGGCGCGGCTGGCTGGGC